CTATAAATAGTCCAGAAGACGAAATTATCATTTTAGCAAACTGCCCTACATCCCCATCGGAATCTATTATTATAGGTTCATTCCACGTGACAAGATCAGAAGAGGTCACAACTTTAAGATTCCCGTTTGTATAATCGTAATAGCTTATATAGTATTGCCCATTAAAGTACAAAGCTGACGTATACATACCCACATCACCGACAGAATCAACTACAACAGGTTTGCTCCATTTTGTTACACTATTTGCATCTGAGTGTATACATTTAAGATTTTTTAAAGTTGAATCGTAATAACTTACAAATACAATTTCATTAATAGAATTGAATCCTACAGAATTAAATTTTCCTACATCGTTTGTAGAATCCAAAACGAGTTTATCACGCCAGGAGTATCCACTTTCGTCTAAAGATGAAACAAATATCAAACTTGAATCCGATTCGTCGTAGCAACATAATAGAATACCATTATAATAGGAATATCTCGATATATGTGACCCTACAACACCTACATTATCGATAACAGTAGAAATAACTTCAGATGTACCTGTAATATTTAATTCTGCTCCGGTAAAAGATGGATTGTCTACATAAACGACCCCGGAGTTTGAGTTGGCAACTACAATTGGATATTTATCGGTAAATGGGGTTTCGAATTCTAAACTATATACTCCATCCCCCGTTAATATTGAATATTGCCCTGATACAGTGTTTCCGGTTCCTCCTCCACCTCCAGTCGACCCTCCAGTCGACCCTCCAGTTGCCCCGGTTGCTCCAGTAGGACCCATTTCACCAGTAGCTCCTGTTTCTCCTTTTGGTCCAGTTATTCCACCTCCTCCTCCTCCGGGTAGTACACCAGGGTGTTGAGCACTGTAATTCGCAACAATACCAAGGTAAGCACTGTTATCTGCTCGAGCGTTTATCGACGATATAATTTTAAACATCTCAATTAACGTTATAAAATATAAATATAGATCGTTTATAAAAAGGATAATTAAAATTGAAAGATAAACAATAACCATAAGAAGATGTCATCACATTAACTCGGCTTAAAAACATCTCTCTCATATTCAACCTATTCTAACTAACTCATCATGTCTAAAGTCAACGGAACCAAAATTACTAAGCGAACTCAACTTCACGAGCTTCTCCCATACGATCTTTCTAATCTGGTGTTTGCAGATCCCGTAGAGGGAGCTGTTCCTGGATCTAATCCTCCTGTTAAGTTTTTCCGTATCAATATCTTTGCTAAAAATGCTAAACTCAAGGAAGTAGAACATCCCGATGGAACGATCACCACTGAACCCGAATTCACAGAGCCTGTGTTTGAGAACGGAGTTCTTGTTAAGGAGCCTGAATATGTGATGACAGAGTCGATCGGTGACTTCATGCTTTTGATGGATAGATCTTTCTCGTTCGGTGTGTCGGAGTCTATTGACCCGGCTACTAAGCGAGTAACTGGTCATTCTCTAGCTGTGGTTATGTATTCTAAGGATGGAGCTACTACTAGAGAGGTTAATACCGTTGATAAACTTGAAAAGTTTATTGAGGTTTGTAAGGATCACCTTCTCAATGTGAGAAAGTCGGTTAAACAGCCTAAACTTGAGATGTCTGATCTTAAGAACATGAATAAGCTTCTCTATTGGAAGACCGATGAGGATGGAAACCGTATTCCTGGTGCCAGTCCTACTCTGTCTCCCAAGCTTATCGAGTTTAACGAGAGTGTTAACGCAAAGGGTGAAGTTAAACCTTATCAGATGGTCACCAAATTCTATTTGGAAGACGAAGTTGATGAGGATGGTAACCCCCGAGAAGTTGATCCTCTAACTTTCCTCAGTGATAATGCCAATAAGAAGTTCAAACTCTGTTATGTTCGACCGGTGATTAAAATGGATAGTATCTTTATTGGTGCTAAGATCTCTATCCAATGCAAGATTACTGAGTCTGATATTGCCCCGGTGCAGGGAGGCCAACAGAGTCTTCTTCATGGTCGTCACAAGTTTAAGGAGAGCTCTAAGACTATTATTTCATCTAAGGGTGCGAATCCTCTTTCCAACGTTCCTGTGAAATCTCAGGACGAGGATGAGAAGGAAGATGAAAAGGAGAAGGAGAAGGAGAAGGAGGAAAACGAGCTCAATGATGCTCCCAAGAAGAAAACTGTTGTTAAGAAAGCTAAGAAAGCAGAATAAATAAATAAATAAACTCACTAACTAACTAATAAATATAACATTATCTATACAATAAAGTATAGATAACGATAGTTTAAAAGGGACTTAAACCTTTAAAATTTAAATATAAGCAATCTTTTTATGTCATCTACTGAGATAACAGTCTGTTCTAACATGTCTAACATGAATACCGATAAAAAAACATGGGCCAAGGTAGTTGACCCTAAAGGATCCGACTCCCATTCGACGGTTTCACCATACAAGGATCTTGTACAAGATCTAGAAGAGTTGTTTCCTGACCTTTCGATTCAGAATAGTGTTTCAGCAAAGTATATCTCAGATGATATCAGGCTTACAGATTCTGATGGTGAAGTATGTCTGTATCACTATGTTGATTGCGATGATAATTCTTCTGATGATATTAAAAATATGAGAGGAGTCATTAGAGAGGGGGATACTATTGTATGTAAGACATTTGGTTACACTCCTGAGATCTCATGCTTTGAAGTTGACGAAATTAAGAAACGAATTCACTCATTTAACCAGTCTACTGTGTATGCAGCTGAGGAGGGAGCAACCGTACGTATCTGGTATGATAAGAAAAATGGTAAATGGAGAGATCCGTCTACTCATCGGAAAATTAACGCATATCAGAGTCGATGGGGAAATCCTAAAACGAAAACCTTTGGGGAGATGTTTATTGATGCTCTTTATTGGGAATCGTACGAAGGGGAACTCAAAGGGAAGTTCGATTTTAATGATGAACTTTACTCTCAGTTCTGTGATACTTTAGATAAGTCTAAAACTTATGCGTTCCTTGTTCGTAACTCTGATTCGAACCGTATTGTTTGTGAAGCTCCTAATCACCCTCAGGCTTACTTTATTGGATCGTTCGATAACACCACTCATCTACTGGTTGAAGGAAATGATAGCGGTTTCCCTTACCCTGAAGTTCTCAACTTTGAGACAGTAGATGATATGATCGAATATGTAAGAATTAATACTGATTGTAGAAAAACTCAGGGTGTTATTGTATATCTTCCCGATCAGACTCAACTCAAGATTATGAACGATACATATCTTGACTTTTTCGCGGTTCGAGGAAACGAGCCTAGTGTTAAGTTTAGATATCTTCAGGTACGTCACGATAATGATATGGTAACTAAACTTTGTGCTTTGTACTCGGACTATATTCCTGCATTTGAACTATATGACGCTATTCTAGATCGTATCACCATTAAGATTTACAATGCATATGTCGAACGTTTTATTAAACATAACTATGTATCTCTACCTCAACAGGAATATTTTATCCTTCAGATCTGTCACGGATGGCATCTTCAGAATAAGATTAAAAATAAGGTGAATCCGAAGAAGGTTATGGAAATTATTGATGATCAGAGTCCCACTACACTTAATAAGCTGATTAGGACCTATACTAATAATAAGCAATCAAATTAAAGAACCAATAGAATAACTTAATATAATTATATTAAGTTATCCAAATAAAATCGATTTATCGAAATATAATCTACTATCATAACACACAATGACGTCTATTTTGTGCATCGGAGATCAACATTTCAAGCCGTCAAACGTACCTCAGGTAAATATATTTTTAAAGAAATTAGAAGAATGGTTATCTGTAAATCACGTGGATATGATTGTGAGTATGGGAGATCTACTTCATACTCATGAGAGATTACATACTCAGGCTCTTAATATAGCATTAGACTATATACATCTACTTAGAAGATTCGCTCATACTTATATCATGGTTGGCAATCACGATTTCCAAGGTAATTATCAGTATCTGTCAACGAACCATTGGTTAAACGCGATAAAAGAATTTGATAATGTAACTGTTATTGATACCGTTAATATAGTAGAAATAGATAAAATTAAAATTGTTATGGTTCCGTATGTTCCTGATGGGAAATTCAAAACAGCTCTTGATACAAGAAAAGGGGAATGGGAAGATTCGACATGTATTTTCGCTCATCAACTATTTGACGGGGCCAAGATGGGATCTATTGTAGCTGAAGATGTGGAAAAATGGGAGATTGATAATCCTATGATATTTTGCGGGCATATACACGATAGACAGTGGGTTCAAGATAATATCTATATTGTAGGGTCTGCGATGCAAGAAGCGTTTGGTGAGACAGAGGATAAAACACTTCTATTACTGACATTAGACGGAAAAACCTTGGATAAGGAGAGTTTGGATGATACACGATTCAGAACAATCGATCTTGATCTACCAAAGAAGAGGATTATCTACATGGAGATGGAAGATCTGGATAAATTCGATATGGATTCGTTAAAAGAGAATGTAGAATATAAACTTACTCTTGATGGTGATCAGGAAGAGTTTGAGGCGTTCAAAAAAACAGTAAGATACAAGGAGATGATTAAAAAGGTTAAAATTGTTTTTAAACATAAAAGGGTGTTTATAGCAGAGAAAAAAGATTATATAAAGTCCACACCAACCACCCATAAACCGTTTAATAAGATTTTAGAAGAGCTAGTATCTCAGGAAACAAATCCATACCTTACCGATCTATTCAATACTATAGTATTAAAGAGAACAGATGTCAAGGATGATATATTGCTTATTTAAATTATACAAAAATGATTTTTAATTAAAACGAAGAAATCTATTTATTCATTAAACCAAGCGAGTGAAAGACATGTCTTCCAAAACCAGCGCATTCTCTTCTCCGAATGGGGAAAATAGACTGTATAAAACTAAGATGTGTTTCAAATATTTAACAGGATGCACAAATAAATCGTGTTCATTTGCACATTCAAAAGATGAAATTAAGATGGTTGAATGTGTGTATGGATCCGAATGTTCTCGTACAGGATGCTCTTTTCATCATCCAGGTGAAAAAATGCCATCTCAAGATGAGCTTTTTCGTAGAGCATCCGATAACGTTAAATTTATGGTACCTGAATCTCCATCATCCAGTTCGAGCGCGCCGGCTACTAAAATTATTATTATGTTGGGGGAAGAGGAAGATGATGAAGAGGAAGACGACGATAAAGAGATTGGAGATATACCAAATAGAATTAGTAAACTGGAAATTGATAATGATGCTATCAACAATTTGAGATCTAAATCTGACAATCATCTACGAGCAACTTCCGAACCTATTAGTACTCCTAGATTTAATACTCCGCGGTTCAGTAGTAATACTCCACAGGAGTTTTCATATCCTAATGTTGAAATGGATACCGAGGATACGACTGAAGATACTGATGAAAATAAAGAGAATAACGAAGATGAAGATGAAGATGAAAATGTGACAGAAATAGATCAGGATAAAATAAATAGGGATCAACAATCTATGTATCAGTCTTATCAGATGTCGATCTATCATGCACAACAATATTCAGCTCATTTTATTCAACAGGCACAACTTGCGGCTCAAATTCAAAGTTCTATGTTCCCTCTGAATATCTCACTCCCGGCTCCTGCTATCTCTCCTAATACCCCTTCTGGATCGTCGTATACTTCTCCTCAATCTACTAATAGAACTTACAAATCTAAAACACAATCCCCCCAATCGTTTAATTCCAGATCTGAGACTCCTGGTCCTGTAACTCGTATACAGTTTGAGATTACTGTAACAAACGATCAGATGGTTGCGTGTATGCGCGCAATTAGAAACCTTGGAATAACTCCTACTATAGTGTCGTTGCAATAGGTTTGTATACAGTAATGGTAAGGAGATATGGTAATATATTTATAGTTATTTGAAACTATAAATATAAAAGACGTTGATCGTAATAAACTTGAGTTTAAAATATTTTATTTTTTTTTCAGATTTATTAATAAATATCACAATGGCTACTCGCAATTACTCTCCGTTCGCTTCTCGTTCTTATGCTCCAAGAAGTAAAAGTAGTTCACCCCTTAGTAGTTTCTCATTTCTTATGACAGATAAAACCAGAAATTTCCGTATTTCTCTATGGGCTGTAGCTCTAGTCCTACTAGGACTTGCTTCATTCTTCTCTTATTGTATGTATCTATCAGAAAAACTATCACCTGAACAGGTTAAATCTCGTCACCCCCAAATGGCATCAGCTATCATCTGGAGTAAAAGTCTAGGAGGTAAACTGATGCTCGTTGCTCTATGGGCTATGTTCCTACTTACGGTTCTTCCTATCGGAGCTGGGGAATGGTTCCGATCCAAACAGAAACGTTATCTGTAAATTTTTGATTTTTTATTCAAATCAAAAATAGTTTAATAATTGGACGTAAATGTTCTAGCATTTGCTCCGTTACGATGGGGCATTGCTCTAAGTTGCCATAACTCCTGGTTACGTTTTCTCATCAGTCTCTCTTGAAGACCTTCTCTGAAATATAGAGCATCAGAGTTGTACTGATCATGAACAGATTGTTTAACATCATTTACTCCTACATTTCTTGAATATTCAGGAATAACCTTTCCCATCGGGTCTGTAAAGTCAATATGATCAACTTTAGTTCGAATTCCAAAATTGGGGCTTCTATAAGCATCTACATCACTATAGTAATATTGAACCTGTCCAAGATTAACATCTCCATAACTTCTATATTCATCTCCGTATCCTGTAAATCTTGGATCATAAACATCTTCAAAATTTACACTACCAGGAGCAGCCTCGAATCCTGAATATTTAGCAGACCAAGAATTTCTATAAGGAAGTTCATTTACTCGTTCAGGGGGAATTCCTTGAGCTCTTATAAGCTGAGGATCAATTCTATGATACAGAGGATGAACACCGTCTTCTGTTACAACTTGATCAAGTACCATTGGAGGAATGTCTGGTGTATAAGAGATTCCTATGTTTGCATTGATAGGGGTTGTTGTGTCTGAATAAGAATACTGATTAGGTCCTATATTTTCAAGATATTTTACTCTTTCTTTATTCGATACCGCTCCGTACATCGTTGTTGTAGTTCTGGGAATAAGTAACTCTTGACTAGGCATAACATTTTGAATAGGGGTAAACCCTTCCTTTCCTTTCCTGTTAAAATTCTCATTTCTGAATCTCTGTCTAGAAAACCCTTCTTTTACACTTACACTTTTGGGAGGGAGAACGTTCATTCCATCAGCTGAATATTCTACACTTGGCTCTTGAACTGGAACAAACGGGGGTGAAGTAGCCGAAGTAGGTGGCTGTGGGTTGTATAGATCACCAAGTCTATCAAGATTAAAAGATGTATAACTCTCCATTCTAGGATCTATTTCCTTGTAGTTTGTTGATTGTGATACTGGAATATATTCTTCAGATATATCATATCCAGCCCCGTTATAATTTATAGCTGAATGTCTGTGAGATGGAAAACTCCATACATCGCGATCATGGGCTCGTGGAGTGATAATAGGCTCCTTAGACATTTTTTTCATAGATTCAGTGTTCTGAGCAATAAGAGGATTTCGATATACAGTTGGATGATCCATTTCACTGTAATACTCTTTAACGGTAAGAAAATATAAAATTAAAATTATAATTACGGAAAGACATAGAAAATTAAGAGCGTAAGGATACTTAAGTACAACCATTCCAACAAAGATCACTAAAATAAGCCTTGTGATTGAGTTCACTTTCTCGTTTCTCGACATGGTTTTAATAGGAAAAATTTCAGATGAATCGAATAAAGCATAAATATCTTCAATCCATATTTTACGATTACATTTTTTACCGATCGAACAAGTCATTCTGTTTTATAATTTAATACAATACAATAGTTTCTTTTATTGTATTGTATTAAATTAATATGTCTAATAGGTCCAGAGATTCGAAAAAAAGTAGTCCGCAGAAACTACCGGACCATCTTGAATGCCCATTTGATATCTTACAATATAAACTGATAGATCCTCTATCAACCTTTTTTCATAAATTGAACTTTACCCCAAATGGATTAACAACTATATCGACTATATTCGGTTTTCTTTCTATCTATTTTCTTTATAGGAAAAGAGAACGTACGTTCGTTGCGTTCTTTATGTTGTACTATCTATTCGATTGTCTTGACGGATTTTACGCTCGAAAGTACGGTATGTGCTCTAAGTTCGGAGATTACTATGATCATGTAAAGGATCTTATAGTTGCAGTGCTAGTTCTTTCTATCATATTCTATAGACTGTATAAACGTAAACACTACAAATGTATGTTTTCTCTAGCTCTTGTCTGTGTTGGTGTATTTATACAGATGTCATGTCAAGAAAATTATACAGGACAAAATGTTATAGCAGATAATCATCCTTGTCATGGTCATACTCTTCAACTGTTTAAAATGTGTCCTTCGGAACAATACAGAAAGATATTACGATTCTTTGGGGTAGGATTCTTTATTGTATTTACATCCATTCTTGTTTGGTACTCTGGTATATGTAAGAGGTGATATGTGAATACAGTTCACCGTTTTTTACACTGTATACAGTATATTATAACAAAGATAATGATAAACATCAGTATGGTGTTATCTATACAAAATGGAACGATATCCTTTACACCACCATTGTATTTTTTTGCTTTGCTATGATCAGATAAAGCGTCATACCCGAATATGAAAAATAGTTCAAATACAATGATCACCCCGTACCAAAACTTTGACATCTTGAATGTCTCAATGAAATAAAACGATATCATCGAGATAAAAATAAAGTCTGATACCGTATCAAGTACTCCACCAATCTTACTTCCTTTATTGTATTTTCTAGCAACACTTCCATCTAAACAATCCACAAGCCATCTAAAGGTTAATAGTACAAACAGGATTGCTATACTTTTATTCTTTTTAAACAGTTCCCTGGATATAAGATATGTTAGAAATATTCCAGAAACTGTTAGAACATTAGGATGGATATATTTGAGGAACGATACATTATCAACAATAGTTTTGCTTACGGTATTATCGATTGATATCATTTGATATAGTTCAAATAAAATAATCTAAAAATAGTTGATATTATAAAACGATGGTTGTTGTATACATCGATATGGTTGCTGATATGTTTCATATGGGACATGTAAATATACTCAAAAAAGCCAAAGAATTAGGATCGACTCTTATAGTTGGAATACACTCAGATTCAACGGTTGAACTGAATAAGAGAAAACCGATAATGTCTATGACTGAAAGGATTGCTGTTATGGAATCGTGTAGATATGTAGATCGTGTTGTACC